CTTCACAACGTTATATTTGCATCGCCATCAAAATCAAGAGTAAGGAATCTTCAATCAATTGGAAGAGTACTTAGAAAGAGTGACAATAAAAGTAAAGCCACCCTCTTTGACATTGCAGATGATATAACTTTCAACAAAAGAAGAAATTACACTCTTAATCATTTAGTAGAAAGAATCAAAATATATAAAGAAGAAAAATTTAACTATGAAGTAATAAACGTCGCGTTATCTCAATGAATTCAGATCTAGAAAAAGAATTTTACTGTTCCTTAAAACTAGTCTCTGGTGAAGAAGTTGTATCTTTAATAATGGTAGATGATTCAGATCCAAGTGATCCTCTAATTGTTCTACAGGAACCGATCATTATAAACTATACAACTCATGGAAACATTTCACAGATAAAAATTGAACCTTGGATGAAGATGACTACCGAAGATATTTTCTTCATTCGGTTATCAAAAGTCATAACAATGACAGAGATTGATGATATTGACATCATCGAAATGTATACTGACTTTAACGAGTCAAGAAACGAATTCAAGATGCAACAGGATGATGATCAATATGATCTCAAATCAGAAGCTGAAAAGAATGTAACCAGGAAGATGGGATTTCTAGGATCAATATCCGAAAAGAAGAAATCTCTAGAAGATATTTTTAAATTAGATATTAAAGATAATCATAAAGAGCTTTAATTTCTTTTCATCCTGGACAAGCCAGATTGTACTAGTTTTTACGTATGTTGTCAAGTCCTTGCATACGTGATATAATTGTATCAAAGGTAAAATTAGAAAAAGTAATGGTAAAGAAAAAACCAGAACATTATGTAAATAACAAAGAGTTCCTTGCTGAGATCAACAAGTACAAAGACTTTCTGAAGCAAGCTGAAGCGGAGGGAAAGACTAAAGCGGACCTTTTACGTGAGTCAAGAGAGTTTAGAAAAACTCATGAGTTCTTAGGAACTTGCTTCAAAAAGATTGGTGATCATTTATCACATAAACCAAACTTTGTCAATTACATGTTCAAAGAGGACATGATATCTGATGGATTGGAAAATTGTATTGAATATGTTACTAACTTCGATCCACAAAAGAGTTCAAATCCTTTTGCATACTTTACTCAAATTATTTACTTTGCTTTTCTAAGAAGAATTGGTAAAGAGAAAAAGCAACTAGAGATCAAGAATCGCATCATTGAAAAGTCTGGATTTGCTGAGGTCATGGCAGTTGACGACAGCTTGCTTTCTCGCACCAGTTCAGACTATAATACGATCAAGGAAAACATTCAGACTAAGATGAACCGATGACTCAAGAACAAATCCTGGATGAAGCACAACGCTGCGAAGAAGAGAATTACGAATGGATTGATGATGCCTTTCGCGTAGAAGAGACACGTTTCATGTGGAAGAGTGTTCGTAAGGATACAGGAAAAGATTTCTTGTTTGGAATGACCGAAAAAATTGTTACTGATATGAGTCGTTGGCATCTAAAGTGTGAACAGGAGGGTTGGCCAGAAGGATCTGTACGTGTTGTTAACAATGGTGTAGTAGGAGGGAAGTTGTGAAGGTTGCGATCATTACAGATCAACATTTTGGTGCTAGAAAAGGAAATCAAAATCTCCATGACTACTTCAAAAAGTTCTACGAAACAGTCTTCTTCCCAACTCTTGAAAAGGAAGGAATCGACACTGTTATCGATATGGGTGATACTTTCGACACTCGTAAAGGTATTGACTTCTGGTCTCTCAATTGGGCTAAAGAGGTTTACTATGATCGCCTTCAGTCTATGGGCATCACTGTGCATACAATTGTCGGAAATCACACAGCTTATTACAAAGACACTAACGAGATTAACTCTGTTGACTTATTACTACGAGAGTATGATAACGTTGTTGTTTATGGAAGTCCTACCGAAGTTGAGATTGGAGGTCTGAAAACTTTCTTCATCCCATGGATCAATGATGAAAATCGTGAAGACACGATGGCAATCATGAAAAGAACTAAAGCAAAAGTTGCCTTTGGTCATCTTGAGATGAGAGGATTCTATGCAAACAAAACATATATTTGTGAGCATGGTGAAGATAAAGCAAACTATTCAAAGTTTGAAAAAGTTTTTTCTGGCCATTATCATCACAGGAACTTTCAAGATAATGTATACTATCTTGGGAACCCATATGAAATCTATTGGCATGATGTAGAAGAGACTAGAGGTTTTCATATTTTTGATACAGAGACTTTAGAACACACTCCTGTCAATAATCCACATAGATTGTTTTATGTGATTCCA